TGGTACGCACTGTCAGTGGTCGGGTACCGCCTACCCTGTAATGCGTGGCCACGCAATCGACAGGGGTAGGCCGCGGCGCTCGCCGCGAGCCCACCGAAAAGAAACGCCGACGAGGCGCCGTCATTCGCAACGCCCCCAGCGCGATCCCCGTCCCAGAGTTCGCCCTGGCAGTCATCAACGAAGGCCACCTGCCAGAGCCGCCGAGCCACCTGGGCGAATTCGGTCAGGCCTACTGGCTGATGTTCTGGGAAGCTGGACGTCGCCACCTATCCGAGAAGCATGACGCGGCGCTCGTCTCGAAACTTTGTGGAGCGATGGAGGAAGTTGCCAGGATCGAAGCTTGGCTCGGCGAAGATGTCACGCACAGGTTCTACGAAACGGCGAACGGCCAGCTCGTGACGCACCCACTCGTCAAACAGAAGACAGAGCTCAACGCTCAGATCACTGCTTGGCTATCGTTATTGGGGTTCACTCCATCTGACCGAGCTCGTCTCGGTCTCGCCGAGATTAGGGTTGCCAATGAGCTTGACCAATATCGCCAACGCAAGTCCAAGGTGGTCGACGCAGAAGAAGTACGACCAGTCTGAGGGTCTCGCGGTCGTCGATTTTGCGTCGACGTTCATGCACGTCTCGAAAGGTCGTCGAGCTGGCGGACCTTTTCTGTTGACCGACTGGCAGAAGCAGCTAATCGAATCCCTGTACGAGCGTCGCGAGGACGGACTGCTCAGGTACAAGCGAAGTCTTATCGGCCTGGGTCGCAAGAATGGCAAGTCGCTTCTCGGATCGTTGATCGCCTTGTATGGGTTGATCGAGGGCGAGCACGGGGCGGAGGTGTATTCGGCGGCGGGTGACAGACGTCAGGCCCGCGTCGTTTTCGATGAAGCCAAGTGGCAGGTGCAGCAGTCGCCAGCTTTGTCGGGAATCTGCAAGGTGTACCGCGACGCTATCGAGGTTCCGTCGACGCACAGTGTCTATCGAGTGTTGTCGAGCGACGCGAAACTTCAGCAGGGATTGAATCCGTCGACAGTGATTTTCGATGAGTTGCACGTTCAACCGAATTCGGATCTATGGGACGCGCTTACCCTGGGTTCTGGTGCGCGACGTGACCCTCAGATTGTGGCGATCACGACTGCGGGCTATGACATGGCGAGTGTCTGCGGGCTTCTCTACTCGTATGGCCAAAAGGTCGTGCGCGGCGAGGTGGACGACGACTCGTTCGGGTTTTGGTGGTGGGAGGCGCCTGAGGGTTGCGACTTGAATGATCGTGAGGCGTGGCTCGCAGCGAACCCGAACCTTGCTGACGGGCTGCTTGATCCCGAGGATATGGAGATCGCGGTTCGTCAAACTTCAGAGATCGCGGTCCGCCGCTACAGATTGAACCAGTGGGTTCGCACGCCCGACGACTCGTGGCTTCCGCAGGGTGCTTGGGAGTTGTGTCGCGGTGACGCGAAGCTCGTTCCTGGTGCCCCGACCTGGATCGGGGTGGACATGGCGTTGAAGCGTGACACCACAGCTGCGGTCGCGGTGCAGCACGTCGACGGGAAGATTGTGGCCCAGGCGAAAATCTGGCTTCCCGAGGGCGGGATCATGGATGTTGCCGCCCTCGAATCTCACCTGTTGGAGATGGCGAAGACGTATGACGTGCAGGAGATCGCCTATGACCCAGCGTTTTTTCAGCGCTCGGCGGAGGCGCTCGCCGAACAGGGTATGCCGATGGTCGAGTTTCCGCAGTCGCCGCAACGCATGATCCCCGCCTGCGGACATCTGTACGAGGTGATCGTCAACCAAAAACTCGTCCACGACGGGAACCCGATTTTTACTGACCAGGTTCTCTCAGCTGCTCAACGCATGAAAGACACAGGCTGGACGTTGTCGAAGGGTAAGTCGAAGCGGAAGATCGACGCGGTGATCGCCTTGGCGATCGCGGTGGATCGTGCGACGACGTCACGGAACGACCCGATCCCAGGTTTCTTCGTTGTGTGACTAGGCTTGTGGTCTAATCTAGGAGGTTGTGATGGTGCTAGTTCTGGAGATGATCGGCTTGACCTGCTTCATAGCAGCTGCGTGGCTGGTGTCGCCAGCTCTCGGCGTTTTCGTTATCGGCATGGCGTCGATGGCGACGGCCTTGGCCATGTCTCGTAACGTCGGGAAGGACGATAAGAAATGATCTTGGATCGCTTGATCGGGAAGCGTGCTGAGGAGGAGCGTGCAATTTCGTTCCAGTCGCTTTTCGCATTGGGTGACGGCTACACATTCACCACGAACTCGGGTGTCTATGTCACCCAGGAAGACTCTCTCAAAATCGGCGCGGTGTATTCCTGTGTCCGCTTGATCGCCGACACCATCGCGACCCTGCCTGTCGACTCGTACATTCGCCAGGAGGGGACGCGCCGCCAATACCGTCCGCGTCCCGCCTGGCTCGACGCCCCCGACATCGGCGTTACCAAGGAAGATCACTTCCAGCAGGTGTTGGTGTCGCTGCTGCTGAACGGTAACTCGTTCACGCGCATCATCCGCGACGAAGACGGCGAGGTCCTGGCGCTCGCGGTGCTCAACCCGCAACGGACCGAGGTCCGCCGCGACGGCGCTGGGCGCCTCTTCTACGTCTACGACGCCAAGGATCGCATCGAAGACGTCGACATGATCCACATTCGGGACCTCACGTTGCCTGGTGAGCTGCGCGGCAAGTCCCGCATCGAGCTCGTCAAAGAGAACCTGGGTCTCGCTCGGGCGCTCGAAGAGTTCGCGGCACGCTTCTTCGGCCAAGGATCTTCAACCACTGGCATCATCCAATTCCCAGGGAACCTGTCACGCGAACAGGCCAAGAATCTCGTCGACGCTTTCGAGGATGGACATAAGGGTCTTCGTCGTTCGCATCGTCCAGGGATCCTGTTCGGTGGGGCGACGTTCCAGAAGACGGGTGTCAATCCGAACGAGTCGCAATTCCTGGAGTCACGTCAATTCGCGGTCGAGGAGATTGCGCGAGTGTTCCGCGTCCCGCCGTCGATGATCGGCGTCACGACCCCAGGCGCGATGTCGTACGCCTCGGTCGAAGCGAACCAGCTTCACTTCCTGCAACATACGCTCACCCCGTACCTCGCCAAAATCGAGTCAGAATATTCAGTCCTGCTAGCGGGCCGCGCATTCATCCGCTTCACAACCGCGGGCCTGCTGCGCGGAGACATCGCCGCACGCAACGCCTCCTACTCGTCAGGACTCGCGAACGGCTACCTCTCGGTCAACGACGTTCGACGCTTCGAGGACATGAGCCCGATTGAGGGCGGCGACGCTTACCGTGTCCCGCTCACCAACATCGACATCACCGCGGCGAACCTCGCAGACTTGGATCGCAAGAGCGCCATCGTGCAACGCCTCATCGCATCAGGTTTCCAGCCCGCGGCAGTGTTGCAGGCTCTCGGTATGCCCGAGATCGAGCATACTGGTGTACCAACATCGGCACTTCAGCAGGTGGCGTCAATCAACCCCGAATCACCAGGTTCGGTCTACGACCCAGGAGAATAATCATGGGCATTCAATCAAACGCAGTCGCGGTCGGCACAGCACCAACAAAACTCCACGATTCTTTTTCGATGGAGGGATTCATTTATGTTTCCAACCTTGACAACACTGACACCATTTTCATTGGCGATCCAGAAGTCGCCTTGAATTCTGCGTATGCAATCCCCAAGTCAGCGAGTATCGAATTGCTGGTACCAGCTGGCGCCGCTTATTACGCAATCTCTAGCAAAACGGGTCATTCTGTCGGAGTCACTTTCGTTACTCCGTAATGCCCTACTTCATCACCGACAAGTCGCCCGATTGTGAGGGCTGGGCAACCATCAAAGAAGATGGTGAGGTGATCGGCTGCCATACATCGAAACAGAAAGCGATCGACCAAATGGTCGCCGTTTCGATTGCCGAAGACATGGAGCCAGGTGGTGAGCGTGCGATGCCCGACGCGCTCGAAGTCGGAGATTATGTATCGTGGAACTCATCAGGTGGGCGAGCACGCGGAGAAATCCAAGAAATCTTCCGCTCAGGAAGAGTGCAGGTGCCAGGCACCGACTTCGTTCTGCAAGCAACCGAAGACGATCCCGTCGCACTCATTCAGATTTACCGTCCCGTCGAAGGCGGATGGGAAGACACCGACACCATCGTCGGACACAAGTTTTCCACCCTGACCAAGATCGCTGAGCTTCCCGAACCCGAGGACGAGCCAGACGACGAAGACGATGACGACATGGACGAGGAGCGTGAGCTTCCCGAGAACTACCGTCTTGCCATCAGTCCCGACGTCCCCGCCAACCGCAATTGCGGCAATTGTGGACACTTCAAGCGCTTCTACTGCGACCGTTGGGACGCCTCGGTTTCCCCTGCCTACTACTGCAACGCCTGGATCAAGATCGAAGGTTCACCCAACGCGAACCCTGGCCAGGAAATCCAGACTGGCGACGTCAACGACGAAGAGCCATACTACAACACCCCATTCATCCAAGAGTTCGACCGCCAGGTCTCACTCGACCTCCCCCAATACATCCGCAGCGCCGCCCGCAAAGGTCTCGATTACTACGGTAAGGGGCTCGGTGGTGACGGGCTCGTGGCTCGCACGATCCGTGAAGCTCGCGAGATGGCCCGCGGATCCATCAGCGAAGACAAAGTCATTCGAGCTAACGCTTGGGGTGCCAGGCATCTCGTCGATCTTCAGGCCCCGCAGAACAGCGACGCAGGCAACGAGCGCTTCCCTGGGAAGGGCGCGGTCGCGTTTTACCTGTGGGGTATCAACCCGCTCAATCCTCAGCCTGCGATGCAGTGGTACGAGCGGAAGGCGGAGCAGATCAAGAAGGCTCGCGAGGAGCGTTTCAATCCGTCGCAGCCGCGGGACGAGAACGGCAAGTGGACCAGCGGCAGCGGAGCTAACGGTCCTATTGCTGCGGATGTTGCCAAGGCTCAACGGCTCAACGCTCGTGAGATGAGCGAGAAAATCGCTGCGGAACAAAAAGAATACGTTGACAGTCTGTCTATGGGGACACGCGCAAATATTGAGGGTTACACGGTTTCTGAATATTACGACGTAAATAAAGTTTTACGGAACCCGAATAAGGAATTTTCTCCGTTGGCCGTTGCAAGCAAGGAGGCTGCAATCGAAAAAGGAAGAAACATCAACGAGGCGATCAACAATTCGCCGAGCTTGTCAGAAGACGCAACTTTTTTTCGTGGAGTCAACCCTCCAGGAAGAAAATTTATGGGGGTGAATATCGCTGGCTCTGAGGAGGAGGTGACGTCTCAAATGAATTCGCTTGTAGGGACGGAGTTCACCGACAAAGGAATTGTCAGTGTTTCTGCAAGTGTGGGTGTTGCAGAGAATTTCAGCGGTTATTACCCAGGGACACCTCATGGATCGAAGCCAGGTATGACTTTCGAGGTTAGGGTTCCAGCTGGGAAAAAGGCCCTGTATGTGAGCGACATTGGTGTCAATCACGAAGAGCAAGAATTTTTATTGCCGAGCAACACAAAATTTCGCGTGGTCTCCGTCGACCCAGCGAAATTCCGCGTCGTAACGGAGGTGATTTCGTGATCCCGTCGAAATTCGTCTACAGCGAAGACGATGAAATCGTCATCACAAAAAGGCCAGACGAACAGGAGGCACGCTTCAATCCCGCGCAGCCTCGCGACGAAAACGGTCGTTGGACCAGCGGAACGGGCATGGGTGGGATGGTCCCGCTGCCAGCTGGCGGGCCTGGAGCTCCGCGGCCTGGCATGGGCGACGGTGTTCGCATCACCGACTCGATGGCTAAAGACATGGCGTCGGGTTCTGGCGGTCCGCACCTCGTCAAAAACGACAAAGGCGAATGGCAATTCACGCCCGAGCGTCAAGCCCTCCACGATCAGATTGTGAACGACGCGGTCAGCGGGGTGCCCCGTTCGGATGACCCCACCTACTACATGATGGGTGGCGGACCTGGAACAGGCAAGTCAACCGTCCTCAATTCAGGGCTCGTTGACGTGCCGCGTGAAGGGTCGGGGAAGGCGGTGGAGGTCAACGCCGACAAGATCAGGACCGAGATCCCCGAATATCAGACGATGATCCAGGACAGGGACCCCAACGCCGCCGCATTCACCCATGAGGAAAGCTCCTACGTCGGCAAGAGGATTCAGGCCGCGGCAATCGAGCGGAAGCAGGACATCGTCCTTGACGGCACTGGCGACAGCAAGGTCGAGTCCGTCAACGCCAAAATCGACGCAGCCCGAGCCAACGGATACAAGGTCTCAGCGGTCTACGTCACCGCCCCGACCGACGTCGCATTCGAGCGGGCAAAAGCCAGGGCCCTTGACCCCAACAGTGATAGCTTCGGTCGAATAGTGCCCGAGACGGTCCTCCGCAAAACTCATGCAGGAGTCAGCGCCGTCTTCCCGCAGGTCGCCACCAATTTCGACTCGGTGAGCCTCTGGGACAACACTGGCAGAACACCGAAGCTGCTTGCACGCGGCACCAGGGCTGGCCTGGATGTCATCGACCAGTCTGGATATCAAGCATTCTTAGACAAGGCAGGAGAATAACTATGGCAGTTTCATCAAAAACGGTTGAACGGATCTACACCGAAATCGTCTTGAACATCCCCAAAAATGAAAGCACCATCACGATGGATGCCGAGATCAGCGCCCTCTGGGACGAGATCTCCGCGGAGGTCGAGCAGCTGAGGTCCGAGGGTTTTGGGTTCGACATCCCGTCCGAGATGCCCGACCCAGTGACGATCTATCCCGTCGAAGATGAGCGATCAGATGACCCGACTGGGCGTCTCGACGTTCTCGAAAAATTGTCCCGCCTGTATCTCGACAAATAAACTTCAAGATGG